GTTGTACTCGATGCACATCATCGCTTGGTTGTACCAGAGGCCAATGACGTTGCAATAAAAAGCCAGTTCTTTTGGCTTGGTGTGGTTGTCTCTCCAAAGGGCCACCTGCTCGTCCGGCTCGCCAAGAGCCCGCCCAATCTTATTCACGAAGAGGACGCTGTAATCCTGGCCGATCCCCTCACTGACGTCCACGCCGATCGTATATAGCCTGTCCGGCTGCGGCTCCTCCCACTCAGTGTAGGGGGTCTCGTCATGACGGTGATCGACGTTACAGCCATTAACATAACACCTACCCTCCAAGCCACCAGCCCCATGTATCTCTCCGGTCTCTCGGTATATTTTCCCTTTCCTGCGGGGGCTGTTGTCGATGGTGGAGCCTACCCATTCCCGGCAGGAGTCATTAAACATCACGTAGCCGCTGACCTGGAATGCCTCCTCGCCGGTCACGGCCTGCTCTTGCAGCCACTGCTTCTTAGCCTTCTCCCCCTGCTCCTCGGCCTGCTCCCGGTTGTCCTGATGCCAGAAGCATTGGTCGTCATTTAGGACCATAGGGACCAATGCCCCCAAGTTACAGCTTGGACAAGGGGCTCCCACGGTGGACTCCCCAAACAACGTCACCTTTCGGTATCTTCCGCAGGCTTGGTTGTCACAGCGGAGCCATTCCTTCTTGGCTCTCTCGCGCATCACTATTTCAGGACCCTGAATACTCCACCCCTGCGGAGGAGCTAGTACGCGGGTAGTCTCGAAGAAGCTGGGCAAAAATAGTGGGTACCACTTCGGCCACTTACCAAGGTCGAGACGTCTTTCGCACGCCCTCCACAACTTGTGTGCCGCCCCGCCCGCCCCACGGCCCGTTGACTCCATAAACCCGAATACCTCGGGCTCATCAGCCATTGAGTTTCCGAGGTCCTCATTCACGATCGCTTCGAGATCGTCCTCATCGTAGTCGGTGAACTCGCTACAGTGGGCAGCGTCTATAGCAATCCCCTGGCCGACCCCGGAATACTGGTTGCTCCACTGGACCATCACTTTGGAGTTCATACCAGGATACCGGGACCTCAGCGCTGGGTCTTCGTTTTCAAAAAACAAACCTTTTTCTTCTTTTCGGCTGGCCTGCATCGGCTTCAGCCACCACGGCATATTGTCGTAGATGTAGAGCATGTATCCGAATAGGTACGAAGAGTGGTTTTGGTCAACCGAGACCACGATCGCGCGAGTGTTTGGATAGAACATCGCGCGCCATGCAATCATGGCCTCGATGAGAGATGAACAGCCCAATTGACGAGCCTTGATAATTATGATCTTCTGCGCCTTCCCCTTAGCCTTCAGCTCGTAGTACTTATCGAGGATCAGGTACTGGCTTTCCCAGAGGGAGAAGAGTTGCGACTTTTTCTTTTTGGTGGTGATCCAAAAGTAGTTCCGCGCGGCGTAGCTGAAGTCATTGGCGCACTCGCGCGCCTGCTCCATCATCGCCTCTTTCAGTTTTCTGCCGTCCGGCAGACCACCGATCATTTCAAACTTTTCAATGGAAGGCAGGCAGACCCAGTCCTCCTCGGTCATCTTCAGGCGGGAAGGAACGGCTCGGTCCAGATGCTCGATCATGGCCGCTACGCCAGGATCTCGTTTCCACATGAACTACTCCTCGCGGTCCTTAGCGCCTTCGTATTCCACGGGGGTAGCCACCAAGTCCACAACTGGGCGTCCTGCGGTGAGCATCCTTCTCTCGCGCTCCGCAGCCAGCATACGAAACATATCGTCCGGCGACGCGACTTCCTTGGACCTCGTCCCTGGGATGTTGGCTGTCTGGTTTACGTTGTTCTGTTGGAGGTTGATATTAACCCCGCCCTTGCCGCCGAGCATCTGGTAGATTTCCCAGCCTTGGCGCATCTTTACGGGGTCGCCGGACTGGATACCGGCCATCAATGATCGGAATAGCTGAGGGAGGATCTGGGGGGCAAACAAGGCCCGCAACTTGCTCTGGTACGCTCCAGATGCGATATTCTTGGCGGTGACCTTCTGGGCAGCTACGCTGGGCGGAAGAACCAATGGGTCAACGACTGGTGGAGGGTCTGGCGGAGGGGCCTGCCTCATCAACTGTGAGATCGGGGTTACTTTTGGCTTTTTGCGGTCTGCCACGACCTCAGCATATCAGGAGTCAGGCGTTAAACCAAATAACAAAGCGCTTCCACAAGGATTTCTTCGCCGACTGAACGTTCGCCAAGTCCGCGTACTCTTCCGGCGCATCCTGCTCGTGTTCCGCCGCCAAGCTGGCTTCCAGGTCCGCCGCATCTTGCGCTGCCTGGGCGTGTTCCTGGATGATTTGCGCCGCGAGTACAGCGGCCCGCTTCAACTTGAGCTTCAGCGCGGCGGCCTTCTTTAGTGATTCCTTTGACTTTGGCATAGCCACTCCTTAGTGGTGAACTGGGGCACCAAATACCGCCCACCCGAGAATCCCTAGTAGGACGAACACAAGCAGCGTCCCGGCGCCGGAGCGCATCGGATATGGCTTCCCAGGCTCGTAGTAACGCCAGAAATCGAAAAACACCCAGACAATCATGAGCACCCAGAACAGAATCGATAGAGTCACTGAAGTACCTCCGAGATAAGTATACACCTATGGGATTTATGTACAAGGCTCCCTGAGCCTCTGTATAGATTTTGCCGGTAATCCGACAGCTCACCGACAAAAACGCCCGTGGCCCCAAACGGAGGATAGGGCCACGGGCCAGTCCAGACGCGGAGTAGAAATAGAGACTTAGGGCTTCGCGGCGGCGACAGCGGCGCTGGCGGGGGCGGCCGGCGTGTTCGTGGAGACCGCCGCCTGTAAGGCTGCGTTGTTCTGCGTCATCGTGTCAACGAGAGCCTGGAGAGCGGCCGGGTCAACCGTGCTGCCCGACGCATTGATGAGGGTTTGAATCTGGGCGGCCATGCCGGTGATGAGAGTTTCCACCGATGCGTCCACCGTAGTCTGATTGGCAACTGCCGTCTGCAGTGCCGTGATGTCAAGTGCCATGGTTTCTTGTCCTTTCAACAATTGTTGCTGACCTTCCAGGATTGCCCTCTGACCCGCCAAGACTTCATCTAACTTGGCTTCTATGCCAGCGAGCGGGTTTGGATTGGGCCACTTCATGCTCGGATGATACTAGACTTGGGTCTTTGAGTCAATGTCCTCGCAGGCCCGCAAAATACGTTTCGTGAGCCTCTTGGAGGACTTCTTGATGTACCCGAAATCTTTCCTGTAGAAGCCGTTCGCAGTGACGGAGGCTAATGCGCTACATAACACCTTAATCACGTTCAGCCTCTCCTCGACGACCTGCCCGTTAATTATTACCGTATCCCCCTTCATCCTATTGCCTTTCTGGCCTATTTAAGGCCCCGGCCCGGTGGGACCAGCTTCGTGTTCGAGTTCGCTAGGTTCTTCATGGCTCCCTGAAGGATGGTGTCACTACCCCTGTCGGCACGCGGGTCCGAGGTGGACGGCAGCCCCCTCTGGAAGTGCTCCTCGTGATAGTCCCCCATCGGCAGGGAGTCGGTGTCAAACCTCAGCCCGCCACTCCCAAGTGGAACCGCCCCACCCGTGGCGGTTGGCTCCATAGTTGATCCAGGGCCTCCCCTATTCTTGTACGCGCCCTTAAGCTGGGCAGTTATGGTCTCCAGGGCCTTAGTGACGTCCTGAGTCTCATCGTATACGCTAAAGGGGACCCTGGCCGTCAGAAGCCCCAAGGACACAGCCTGACCCTCTATGGCCCCGCCCCCGGTATCATCGCCTACCCCTGGGACTTTGTAGGTCAGCATGATGCTCCCCATCCCGGCCTGATTTAGGACGTTCTTGTTCGCCCGAAGGGATATCTTCCCTTCCAGCCCCTTAGGCTCAAATTCGATGTAGGGCGGGGTGTTCTGGTCGATCAGGGTGATGAGGTCGTGGACCTCCCACCTTGGCAGGTCCGGCAGGTTTGACGGCCTCCGCGACGCTCCAACCCTACGCCTTACGGACGAGCCTGGAGCGGAAAAGACCTTCTTGTCGGCGTCCGGTGGCGCGGCGTCCCCGAATCCCTTGTCCCCCGGCATCAAGACCATCCTGCCAGATTCCTCGAAGGCTCTCGAAAAGGGGCTCAAAGGGAATACCGGCGGGTCCACGGCAACATCCTTATGCGGGACTACAGCACCGCGAGACGGAGGGGGCGGGAAGGCGTCCAACGTTGGACTGGGGATACCTGCCGGGACACCAACGATGCCGGATTCCTCGTTCGCCATGTCGTAGACGATCTCAAGCGCATCCACGACCTCCTCCGCTAGAAGGATGGAGTCGGTAGTCTTCTTGAGCCCCTTTTCGAGAGCCTTCTGGGTGTAGCGAGCGAACTTATCCTTGAGAGTTTGGTTCATGCGACCTCGGGGTTATTCACACCAATCTCCATCAACATTCCTTCCGTGTGGTTGGTTGCGGCTGTCGCTTCATGCCGTAATCCTTCTTCTTCACCTTTGCCATGCGCCCATCAAAATGGTGAAACACGACCCCTTCAATGTCAGCCTGTTCCAGATACTCGGGTACAACCTCGTTTCGGATTAGTCTGTCCGTCTCGTAATTTCGTTGAAAAACTGAAATGATCTTTTGCATTTTACTTCAGCCGAATCCATGCCACTCCTTGCAGAGCCCTAAATCCCAGACCATCCCTACCTTCCCCAAGGTCTAGAATAGATCCAAGGTCCAGGGCTCTGCACGGCCCGCTTTTTCCGCAAGCGGGTGACGTATTTTGTGCCGGTGTCTTATCGTGTTGTGACTAAGTTGGGTGAGTGGTTTCTCCTCTCTACACTGATTTAGGTTTACCCGTCTTAAGCCTGATCTCTCATCTTCGCGTTGGGCTCATAGACCATAGTCTTCTTGGCTCGGTCCATGGCCTCCTCCCAAGGAATTCCGTAGCGGTGCTGGAACCCCTCCGCTCGCTCGCGGAGTTCCGCAGCTCCATCGTCCATGTCGGTATACCCGGACCCGTCCCCGCCAAGCATCTTACGCAGCCAATTGTCCTGCCCCTTGGCAAACCTGTCGAACGAGTGGGCGATGGAATCGAGGGCGGCAAGCTGCCTTACGCTTGATTCCTCGCACCGAACCGAGGAGGCCAGGATCTTATCCAGTAACCGGCTCTCGGCGCTAGCCTCTACTGGCCCGACCGTTTCCCTACTCGCAGCCGTGGCCATGCGGCGAATCAGTACGAAGACGGCAGCCGCCGCCATCACAGCCACCACGCCCATCCCAAACCAAGACATCGCAAGCTGAAAGGTCATTTAACTGCCCTCTTTTTCTTGACCTCAATAAACAGCCCTTGGCCTACCAAAAACTCCACCCCGACCTTAACGTACTGGGCAATGCGGGCCTTGGCCACTACCGGCTTCTCGATCAGTTTGCGGTTGGCCAATTCCGCCATTATCGCAGACCAGTCGGAGCCCTTCAGAAACATCATGGCGGCGCGAATTGCTACACCCATTCTTCGGCGTTTCCAGAGCGACCAGTCCGCAGGAGCCTCGGGGAGCCGCCTGAATACCCTCGGGCTGGAGGGCGCTACCCGGCCTTCCCGAATTGACTTCCTGAGGTCGCGCGGCGTCATTCGGTTACCGGGAGCCATTCCGGCATCGGGGCACCATTATACACGTACTCCAAGTAGTCCGCC